CTTAGGGAGGCGCCCGTGAGTTGAGGATGCCAACCAACGTTGGTTCGAGCGTCTGCTCACTGTGGTGGTAATACCCTAGTCTAAATATTAACTAAGGAGGTGGCAATATGACCACATCAACTCCAAATAGCAAGTTGTATGGCTATTTACAAGGCTTTGAGCAGGCTTGTTTTACCGGCTCAGCCAAACAGGAAGTTGTTCAATCTTACATTGAGTTGAACACTGCTGAAATGAGTATCTTAGGTATAGATACTTCTGCTAGTACAAGTAACCTAATTCACAATTTAGGTTCTTTCGCTGACAAATTCTTGACCGAGTACTACGGCAGAATGCGACGTTTACAGCATAGCTCTGTTAAAATTCAAGAGCTTGCAGACAAATCCAAGAGTGATGCAAAATCTTTATCGCATCTACTCAGTATCTTACTATCGGGTTCGGTGAATCCGATCGAGGAAATTGCTATCTGTCCAGTCAGTGGAGGGCAGGTAAAGTCTGTAATTAACATTTGCGATGGCAAATGTCCTTATTATTTAGGTCATAAATTTTGTGTCCTTTATGACGAGGAAAGTTCAGATGAAGTCGATTTTGACTATATCCAGTTCTATATACCAGAATATAAATATCTGGCATTGGCAATGGTTCGCTTAGCAAGTTTTCTTCTCACTAACGAAATTGTAGATGTGAAAGGCTTAATCAACTATCACATGTTGTTTGAGTATATAGTCTCAATTTCACGTATATACGAGTTAATGAATCCTGCTGATAGTCTTAGACAGCAGTATTTGGATGATGCAGAGGCACTGCTAACTCAGGAACCTCTTGATACGAGCGCTGACACTTATGTTCAGTGGGAGCAAGTATTTGACTCCGTTCTTCAGGATATTGAAGAAGGTAAGTTAAGATATATCCAAGATATCAAACAAGCCTTGGACAAAAATAAGGCATATACTTTATCTAAGTATGATGCTGAACGTGATGCTTACTGTTCTATGAAAGGAACAGCGCAAAGCGGTTATACTAGATGTCATGAATCTTTGATATCCAGCTGTTTCGAAGTTGATCAATATGCAGATCAATTTGTAGAATTCGACGAATACGTGGGTTATATTTCCAGGTATCCAGAAAAAGATGAATCTTATAAAAATGAGATTCCGTCTGTACGAACTATCCTGATTAATAATCCAGGAAAGTTCAAGCCTCGTATAATTCATATAGGAGATAATCCTATACAAGATAGGTGTTCTTACATCCATCGCAGATTAAAGAGGATTTTGGATAGTATGAAGTGTGATTGTACTTCAAACCAAGAGAATGGAAGATCTTTCCTAAAAGATCTAACGCTAGAATGGTTCATTACCAATGATAGTATTGATAAGAAAGGAATTTATGGATTTGACTTCTCAAATGCCACGGATACTTTGGATCAGCACTTTCAATATCGAGTGCTAGAATACGTTTTCGGTCCCGAGGTTGCAAACTTCTGGGATAAAGTGAGTAAGTTAGACAAATTCATGTCTGACTTGAGATTGGAAGGGACTGATTTCCCTTACCACAAGTATAAACAAACTTGCGGACAGCCCCAGGGATTGTTAGGAAGCTTTGATGCTTTCGCCTTGGCTCATCATTTCATATTCTTGATGGATATGAAAGTATTAGGATTGGTAAATCACAATGCTTGGGAATTTTACCGAGTTCTTGGTGATGATTCTGTTTCAAACAGCATCGATCCTGAAATTGATACATACGACGACAAGCAGTCGCCAGTAGATAAGGAGGGCATCCGTCGATCTTTGACGGAGCGAGTTCATTTTGATATCTGCGAACATTTTGCAGGATTCAAGGTGAATTATGATAAATCTGAATCGATTCATTATTGTGACTTAGAAGCAAAATTAGATTTTGCTAAAGTTACTTATAGGAATGGAATTCTCTTCACTCCTGTACCTTTCAGACTTGCTATGAATTATAGTAAGAATGCTAATACCCGATTGGCAGTCGCCATTTGGAGAATGGAACGAGGCGATAGAAATGCTAAAGCCTTCATGGATTTTGTACTTCAAGATCTAGATTCCGAAGTTAGTATAGTAGTTAAGAGCGGTTGTATCCCGTTTCTTAGTGGATTCAAAGAAGACTCACTTCAGATCAATGAGTCATTTGCAGCTAGAGTTAGATATGCAACTTCATTAACATATCTAACAACGGCACTTGGATTCTGCGGTTTATCCGACAGAGATAGAGATAAATCTGAGGAGCATATCCTAGATAGAGCTTTGAAGACTCTCTTTACCAAGAAGGTCAAAAGAAGAATCAATAATATTGATCCAAATCACAAAGTAATGATTGTGATGGAGAAAAATGCTGAGATTCTGACTATACTTGATCAGATCTACGAGTTTAATGAGCTAGATGATCAATATCTAGCACTTGCTTGTTCATCCTTGGGTGAAGATTCCCTAAATGGAGAATTATTTGATTGTTTGTACAATCTTGCACAAACTTCGAAAATACTCAGGTTGGCAAAAGGCAACTCTGAAGTTGATGTGTCTACAGTCTTTCCAGACTTTGACATGAAAATGGAAAAGGCTTTAAAGCACTTTTCAGAGAAATTCATTACACGAGGACTAGCAAAGCGTCCTCGAGAAGAAGTATTTATGCTTCAGAATATTTTAGATACTCTTAAGCAGCTAGATGATATCTTAGGATTTGTTCCAAGATTAGTCTAGAGTCCTGTGTAATAAACATACACAAGGGGTAAGTGTGTCACCATTAAGGCGACCTATCCAGCTTTGGATAGTTAGTCGGTGTACAGGCTTGCCGGGGTCGAAAGGCCC